TTATAGTTAGCATCTCCACACAAATCAGAAATTTCTATTTGTCCTTTCCAATTAATCCAGGCTTTAGAGGAAACGCCAGACTCGACCATCATAAGCGAATAAATGAAGTTTCCGCTGGTAGATTTGCCCGATTGCTTCTTGCCAGATATGCCTATAATCATATTATATCTATTCCTATATTATATTTAGTTTTTTGATATCTTCTACAGACATGGACGCTATATCATTGGCCGGTATATCTATATGAGTAACATTATACGTTTTCTTACATTTCGTATAAATTTTTTCTCTGGCCTGATATCCTGCTTCGTCGTTATCCATTATTGTTATAATATCCATAGCGCCAGAACAATCAACAATCATTTTTTGACGATCTGTGAATGTAGTACCGAAGATAGCAATCGCATTATGGATACCCGCTTCCTCCAGCCTCCATACGTTTCCGGGACTCTCTACCAAAATAACCGTATTATTGTTGGTTTTGATGTGCTGTTTGGCAGACCAGATGTTGTATACGTTGTCTCCTGACTTAAAGCCAGAACTATGTTTCCATTTGGAATACTTCCATGACTCTATCTCACCAGGACAATTATGCTTAGGATCATGGTGAGACTTACACTTGCTACATTTCTCAAATAAACTACGACCAGTACAGCCAACTATATATTCGTTATTATCATCAAAAATTGGTACTACTGCACGATTATGCATTTCTTTGGTGTCATCATAACAGTCGCCAACATAGTATTTAGATAATATAGCCTTACTAAATCCTCTTTCTAGAAAATATTCAGAAGGTACAGATATCTTGGATAAGAGATAGTCTTTAGAAATCTTAAGTTTATCTTTATCTGAAGATTCTGTAATATATCTAACAGTATTTACAAAATCATTCTTGTCTTTAACTTTGGCGTCTATGACCGATAGACTATTGATATCTATCTTATTCCCTAGGAACTGCTGTATAAACTGGATAGCTTCATTAAAAGAGCAAGTCTTGTCTCCGTTGTTTTGCCAATTATATTTTCTATGAGATAAACATCCTCTAACAAAACCTATAATAGAAGACTTAAATACGTCTTGACAGTTGTGTGTACGACATTTCCAATTCCCCCTATAGGAATCTCCAATATGATACACATTACACGCACCGGCATTATCTCCGCCGTGTATGGGACAAGACATGGTAGCCATTTTATCATATAGCTTATAATCTATATGTAATACGTCCAACAGTTCTTCTATCCTGTCACAAACAGCATCACTGATAGCCTTAAGATGCTGCTGATTATACGAAGGGGATTTCGGTTTCATGAGAGCCGTCTGATTCGTCATCTACTACAAATCCTTCTTTCTTGGTAGAAACATTGTTCATAATCTCTAGTCTGGTTTTGCCCTCTACTATCTTGGCACACCAGCCTTTCATATAGCAGTTGATGTAGTCATTGTCATCTAGTCCCCCACCGTGTCTGCTAATTAGTGGTACTAGTTTTCTGTTCCCGTTAGCCGCACCATCTTCTGCTATTTCCTCATCGGACTTACGCTTAAAAATAGTAAAATTACTACATAGCCAAATAATTCTATCTGAACCGCTAGCAGAGTCGGTACTTTCTTTGGTTATGCCGTCTCGATTTAACTGTATAAATGCCACAATTGGAACTTTATATCTAACCGCAAAGTTGTGTAAACTAGTCATCATAAAGCCTAGAACCTGATACTCTTTGAGATCCTGACTAATACCAGCACTATCCATAAGCTTTAAATAATCATAGAATATAACACATTCTTTAGCCGTTCCGTCTTCATTTAGTCCTACGTCCTTAACTAACCATCTTCTCATAATGGCCAACTGATCTTCAAACGGCTTGCCTGCGATACTCTTATGATAAATCTTCATGCTCTTTAGTTTTTCAACCGCTGTCATGATTTTATTCTTTTTATCTGCTGATTCGGCAAATTTCCCTGTTTCAATAGAGTTCATATCTACTTCGCTCATCATAGCTAGAAGTCTATGGATATGATCTTCTCTATTCATTTCGGTATCCATATTTAAAATAGGTATACCTAGAGCAGCTATGTTTTTACCCATATTATCAGACATTAGGGTTTTACCAACCTTTGGTCTGGCACCGATAACATTAATGGTCCCCCTTCTTAGGCCACCACCAATAGCTTGATCATATATGGGAAACCCTGTAGGAATACCAACTTGGTCTACCTTGTTTTCTTCCAGAAGTTTAATATAGTCATCAATAGATGAAGAAATCTGTTCGGGTCCGCTCTCTGCATCATTCAGCAATGAGCTAAAATTAAAAATACTATCTTCGGCTATACCAACAATAGACGATATAGATTCATTGCCTGTAACTTCTAATATTTTATTTTGCGTAGTTTCTAACTGCTTACGCAAAAGTCGGGCTATTTCTAATTTGCGTATCTTTGCTGCAAATTTTCTAACATTGTCTACATTTACTGGAAAATCTATAATAGCCTTAAGATGCTGCGCTTCTTCTTTCTTGTTTAGAATATGACTGATATCTAATTCTTGAGCAGCAGAATAGATTGATGCAACGTCCAGCGATTGTTTGTTATCTTTTTCGCAGATATGCTTTATACATTTATATAAGATAGCATTACTATCAACAGTAAAAGATGACTCTTGGATAATATCTACAACATCCAAAAAAGCATCTTCGCCATACCTACATATACCAGCTAAAACTGCCCTCTCGGCAGAAGGATCACATAAAATATTTGGCATTCTTACCCCTGAGCTATTGAGCAATTATTGCATTTGTATCGTGACGGATCATAGACCAATCCAGGGTTGATCTGTTCAGACCTACCACAGACTCTACATTTTACTGTGATGGGTTCAAAATGTCTAGTCCTCGGTATTGGCGGATTCTTAGACAGTTTCTTATCTATCGCAGCATCGTCCTTAAACATATACATTTCTTGCATAGCCAAAAACTTATTGGTACTTTGTGGCTGTTCTGGCTCTTTTTTCTTTTTGGTTTTTTTAGCTTTTGTGGTCTTTTTAGGCTTTTCTGTAACACTATCGTCGCCGCTCTCGTCTTTGGGCAAAAGCGCTTGAAGTACAGATATGATGTCTTTGATTTTTTGTGGGTCGTTTAATAGTTCTTTAGGATCCATGTTTCACCTTTGTTTTATGAACAGACACTAATATATCCGATAGATTTTTTATTCCATTAGCTATATATGATAATCTATCCATGCGCTGTTTTGCATATTTCTTTATAGAGTTTAGATTACTTGCTCTTTCATTATGCTTAATAGCTTGCATTGATTTTTCTATATAGCCATATCCTTTATAGTTATTAATTTCATCAGCTATTACTTCTTTAATTGTTTCTTCTGCCCAGTTATGTCTAGCAGTTTCTCTATTGGATGTTCTTTGTACATGCAAAGAGAATTGTGCTAATCTTAGAGAAATTTGAATACAGTCTTCTGGCGATAGTTTTTCTATCTGTGATCTGTCCATATTTAGATAACCATTCAATTCATCGGAAGATAACGACCCATTATATTTGGGAAGTCCGATAGACTGTTCATATTCGTCTAGAATCGAATCCCACTTTTCTAATTCTTCTTTGGCTGTTTTATGCATTGCTAATAAGTTCCTTCCACTCGTTTGTTGTATCAAAAGGTAGTGCTATATAAGATATTCCATTATTGACACACCAATTTTGCTTATCTTCGTCTCTTTTTTTGCTCTTAACGAAACCCATTACATTCTGATGATAAAATTGTACAAACTTATAATGCTGTTCGCCATGAACCTCAATACATTTTTTAATCAGTGGTAGATAAAAATCTAGGTATAAAGTTTCGCTACGTCTAACAGGAATTGGAACTTCTTCTAATACCTGTAGAGTTGGATATATTTCATGTATTAAGGATCTAGCTAGTAAATGTAAATCTGACTTATTTTGTAGTCTGCTATTAGAGATACAACCAGTAATAGACCAAGAAACTTTATTATTGTCTAGGTCTTTAATAATCATGTTTTAATGCCCATAGTATCTTTAACAGATTTGACCAAATTATCATACGCAGCAGAATTCTCTAATAGATACGCTCTTACCTTTTCTACTCCCTGGAATTTAGGACTATCTTTTTCGGACGTTAGTGTATACCAAGCACCACCCTTATTGATAATACCTATATCTGATGCTATATTGATAATTTCTGTATATTTATCTATGCCTTGGCCATATCTAATATAACTGGTAGTTGTAGCGCCCGGAGGCCCCAATGCAGAACACACCACTTGCCACTCTACTTCCTGTCCTATTTGCGTACCATCTGCTCCAGTTGTCCACGGTTTAAAAGTTTTGGCTCGGAGCTTGATGTCAGTTTGATAGGCGATTGCCTGACCA